TGCAGCAGAGTATGAATACGTCAACGAAAACCTGAAGTTTGTTGCTTTAGGAGACGATTCCCTGGTATTTGTGCCCAGGTTGAACATGAGGGGGCAGGAGTGGACTTTTGCTGATTTACAGTTGGCTGTTAGTAATTTTGGCTTCGAGTTCAGCGAAGGTAAGATAACGAAAGACCCGAGGGACATAATATTCTTAGGTATGAGACCATGGCCAGCTAAGAATGAGAAAGGACAACAAGTCTTGGCTTGGGCTCCCGTGCTGGGTAGGTACCTTCAGAAAATGGGGTGGAGATTGAAGCCAGAAGGCGATCCGTACGCCTGGTGGAAGGGGATAACTAGGGCCGCTAGTGCGTGCTTTCCCCATCTGCAAATAGTGAATGACATTTGTTGTAGGACAGAAGTTATATTGAGTCATCACACGCAAACTCCAGTATGGACTAGCGAAATGAGGTCCGATTCCTACAAATTATACTACGTGCAGAGAGAGGAAAAATTATTCCCAGATGATGATCGAGCGATCGGATATTTGATGCACATATACGGGATAGATCATCGAGAGTTGCTGGAAATTAGGAGGATGGTGGGAGAGATAAAGACCTTTCCGGTGGTCTTGTCCAATTTGTTTTTGGACAACGCCATGATGCTGGAAGGTTCTTAGTATAAGTGTTTTAGTTTAGTGTAGTTAGTTAGTTTGTTTGTTCTTGCTCTTTTTGTTTGTTCAGCATTAGCAGTTATTGAAAGGTAGTGATAAAGCTTTGGCGCAGCTGAAACCCTCAGAAGGTTTACTAGCCAAATAGTTCGACATGCCAAGCAAAACCAATAAGCCAAGGAATTCCCAACCGAAGACCAAGCTAGTTGTTAAAGTAGAAAAGAAAAAGAAACAGAGGCCGAAAGGAAAACCCAAAACTGTGCATCGCACAACCGTTCGGACTCTCAAAACATCTCTTCCTAGAAGGAATCAGATGGCCCAGCAGGTTAAGTCCTCTGGTTTAACCAGACAAGCTCAATTGGTTGCTCTCAACACATTATTGCCTTATGAGGCCCCGCCAATCAGAATTCGCGAGGAGGAGACATCCATGTTCACCATGTCTACGGCTCTAGCTAAGCATTTTAATTTCTATGACATAGACACAGGTGACCTTGTAAATAAAGGCAGGGTCTGTGGGATCATTAGTGGAGGAGCTCCAGTTTGGCCCAATTTGGAGACATCTATCTCCATTGTGTCCATACTTGATAGTAGGATATATGCCATAGTCCCGTCTTTTCAAGATTTGGGGAAAGGCCAACTTAAGCTACAATCTAGAACCTTTCTAAATCCCAATCAGTCTGCCTCCGGAGTGTTCGAATTTCCCTTGACTCAACCATTTCCCCCAGTACCCAACAAAGTTAGGCTCATCAATGGAGGAGAGGCCTATCATTTATACCCTGATGATTTCTTTGTTTTGAGCGGCTCTAGCGATTCGTATGGGACCAGACATCCCTGTATTGATTTTGAGGGTCGAAGACACATATGGATAGATGCTATATCACCAATAGCAGTCCCCCAGGCCACTACGGTCAGTTGTCAGTTTACTGCAGCTGGAATCCAATTGCCAAATAATGCTGGTGGGGGAGGGGTAGCTCAAAACGGAAACGAAAGCACCATGTTGTTCTGTGCTCATCGGATCAATGGGAGCTTGGAGGAGGACGGCAATAATATATCTTGCTCTTTTGATGTTGGCACTGGGCCAAACTTCTCCGCCACTCTCACCATACCAGTTTCTGGCTACTACTCATTTTCCATAATTGGGTCTTTGTACACTGTGGTTGATTCCGTGGTCAGTGCAACCTTAACCAACTTTAGAGTTTCAGTTGATGTGGACACCCGAATATCCTGTGTTAGTAAGCACTTGATCAATAATCAATTGTTTCCTACGGCTGGGAAGACCCCGTTCTTTGCCACTGAACAAACACATTCAGGCTCTTTGCTGATCAGGAACACCACCCCCAATTTGAGCAAAGGAGGGATGGTCTATGCCATAACACCAGGAACAGACATGACTTGGTGGAATGCCACTTCTCAAGCCAACGTAAAGAGTGAGGTTGGATTGGCTACCAATAGGTACGAAGGTCCATTGGAAAAGGGAGCCTACGGATGGCTAAAACCTCAAGTTAGGGGTTTCAGGCCCTGCAACGACATCTCAACTCTTCAAGATGGTTCAACTGTTTCGGTCGTTCGATCGTATGTGGCCTCTAGGAAGTCTCCTGTCAAGGCAAACCACCCCCGAGGGATGAACATCTACACCATTTCTCCACCCTCTGAGGGCGGATTAGGATCTGCTATTTCACCAACCACCTTGACTTTGATCTCCACTGTCCAGTTCGAGTACACCACAACCAACCAGACACCCGTGGTATCCAATCGGGCAATCGAGATGGAGCACATAAAGATGGCCGCCCAATTGTTGGCTCAAGTTGATGTGTTTACGGAAAATCCGTTGCACCTCCCGCAGTTGATGGCAGCTATTCAGTCTTTAGGCAGAGGGGCGTCGACTTTCTACAAGAGCAATCGAGCGTCGTTTGCACCCCTGTTTGGCGCCCTATCAGCATTTCCAAATCCTGTGGTATCATCGCTCGGCAAAGCTGCAATTGGACTAGATCAACTCCTTTATGGGTAGAATTTTCAACCGGGTTTTTAGCCGCAATCCTTTGTTATTTGTTATCTTTCATCCCTAAACCTGAACTGTGAATATGTTGTTGTTGTTGTTGTTGTTGTGGTTCTCCGGTCCACTGGTTCTCCACTGGCCTGTAGATTTGATTTGAGAAGCCAGGTAACTTTGTTATTTTCTCCAAGGATGCATTCCCTTCTTTCTTGGTAATTCTTCTTCATAATTAAACCACGACTTGTCTTTTCCCTGTCTCGATTTGACCAATCATTCAGCGAACCTAGTATGTTTGGAG